ACATACCAGTTTTTAAACCTAATTTCCATCCAAATAAGTGTGCTGCTAATAATTTAGGTTTAGTTGCATTATCCACAAATAAATTTAATGATTGTGATTGGTCAATAAATACACTTCTGTTTGCTGCCATTTGTAAAACTCTCTTTTGAGACATTTCCCAAACGGTCTTATATACTTCTTTCATTTCAGTTGGAATTTCAGGAATATTTTGAACCGAACCATTTTCCATGATTAACTTGTTCTTAATCGTATCATTCCATAACCCTAACTTCAATAAATCGGCAACCAAATGTTTGTTAATCATGACAAACTCACCACTTAATGTTCTACGTGAATATAAATTTGTTGTGAATGGTTCAAACGCTTCATTATTACCTAAAATCTGTGCTGTAGATGCTGTTGGCATCGGTGCAACTAATAATGAATTTCTAACACCATAGTTAACAACATTCTTCCTTAATTTTTTCCAATCCCAACGACCAGATAAATCTTTGGCAGTTTTACCCCACATCTCAAATTGGAAAATTCCTTTTTCGATTGGTGAACCTGCAATTGATTCATATGGTCCAAACTCTTTCGATAAGTCATTTGAAGATGTCATCGCCGCAAAATATATTGTTTCAAAAATATCTGTTTGTAATTTATCAGCATCTTCAGATTCAAATGGTAAATTTAACATACAAAACACATCGGCTAAACCTTGAACTCCTAAGCCAACTGGTCTGTGTTTAAGATTTGAACGTTTTGTTTCTTCTGTTGGGTAATAATTTAAATCAATCACATTGTTTAAGTTTTTTACAACTTGATATGTGTATTCATATAATAAATCGTGATTAAATTCACCGTTTAAAATATACTTAGGTAAAGCAATTGATGCTAAATTACAAACCGCTTGTTCAGTTGGTGAACTGTATTCAATAATTTCAGTACATAAGTTTGATGACTTGATAGTACCTAAATTTTTTTGGTTTGATTTATAATTGGCAGGGTCCTTATATAACATATAGGGTGTACCTGTTTCAATTTGTGCAGTTAAGATAGCATCCATTAATTTTCTTGCTTTAATGACTTTTCTACCTAAACCTTGTTGTTCGTATGATTCATATAAACGAGTAAACGCCTTATCTTCAGGACTATCATATGCATCAGATAATCCAGGTGCCTCATCAGGTGAGAACAATGTCCAATCACCATCTTGTTCGACACGTTGCATAAACAAATCAGGAGTCCACATTGCTAAGAACAAATCTCTTGCTCTCATTTCCTCTTTACCGTGATTTTTTCTTAAATCAATAAATTCAAATACATCAGAATGCCATGGTTCTAAATAAACAGCGAACGAACCTTTACGTTTTCCTCCTTGGTTAATCCAACGAGCAACTTCGTTATATGTTTTCATCATTGGTAACAATCCATCAGATTGTCCACCTGTTCCTTTAATATATGCTCCTTTAGCACGAACATCATGAACGTGTAAACCGATACCACCAGCCCACTTAGAAATCTTTGCAACGTCTTTAATTGTGTCAAACAAACCATCAATATCATCACCTTTGTTTCCAATTAAAAAACAAGATGACATTTGTGCTCTACGTGTACCAGCATTAAATAATGTTGGTGTTGCGTGAGTATAAAAATGTTGTGATAAGTCATCATAAATTCTTAACGCAGTATCTAAATCACCCTTACATATACCAACCGCAACTCTCATATAAAGATATTGTGGTCTTTCAATAACTCTATCTCCAATCTTTAAAAGATAAGAACGTTCTAATGTCTTATAACCAAAATAATCAAAATCAAAATCTCTTTCTTGATGAATTGCACCATCTAAAGTTTCTCTATTATCAATCACAAACTTGTAAACGTCATCACTTATTAATGAAGATTCTTTACCTGTTTTTGGTTCAACAAAAGAATATAGTTCTTTAACACATTGTGAGAATTTTTTATGTGTTGTTTTATGTAAATTAGAAACTGCCAATCTACCAGCTAACTTAGCATAATCTGGATGTGTTGTAACCATAGCAGCAGCTGTCTCCGCCGCTAACACATCTAACTCAGTTGTTGATATTCCGTCATAAATTCCTTGTGTTACTTTTAATGTAACATATGTTGGGTCAATATATTCTAAATTTAAATCACTACAGAAAACACTAATTCTTCTCGTGATTTTATCATACCTCATTTCCTCTAAGGAACCGTCTCTTTTTTTTACTTTCATCTTTATAATAATATTTTAAAAATCAATGTCGTCACCAAATGCTGAATCTAAATCTTCAGTTGCTACGTTATTAACACCAGCTTTTTGATATTCAGCCACTCTTTTCTCAAAAAAATTAGTTTTACCTTGTAATGCAATGTTTTGCATAAAATCAAAAGGATTTTCTGAATTATAAACTTTAGGAGCACCTAATGCAACCAATAATCTATCTGTTACAAACTCAAGGTATTGTGACATTAAATCTGAGTTCATACCGATTAAACGAACCGGCAATGCTTCGAGAATAAATTCCTTTTCAATTTCTAACGCACCACAAATAATTTCTTTAATTCTTTCTGGTGATATTTTATTTTCAATATGGTTGTTATAAAGATGACAAGCAAAATCACAGTGTACACCTTCGTCACGAGAAATCAACTCATTTGAAAAAGTTAAACCTGGCATTAAACCTCTTTTCTTTAACCAAAAAATTGAACAGAACGAACCTGAAAAGAAAATACCCTCCACCGCAGCAAACGCTAATAGTCTATCTACGAATGATTCTGAATTAATCCATTTAAGTGCCCAATCCGCTTTCTTCTTAATTGCGGGAATAGTATCAATTGCATTAAACAATTTATGTTGTTCTTCCTTATCTTTTACCAATGTATCAATTAATAATGAATACGTTTCACTATGAATATTCTCCATCATAATTTGGAATCCATAAAAGAATTTAGCTTCAGTATATTGAACTTCATTAACAAAGTTCATTGCCAAATTTTCATTTACTATACCATCAGATGCCGCAAAAAATGCTAACACGTGTTTTACGAAATGTTGTTCATCGTCATTTAATTTATTCTCCCAGTCATTTACATCTTGAGTTAAATCAATCTCTTCCGCAGTCCAAAAAGACGCTTCAGATTGTTTATAGAACTTCCATAAGTCATGATGTTCGATAGGAAAAAGGACAAACCTTCCTGGGTTGTCTTGTAAAATTTTTTCAGTCATTTTTTTTTTAGTTTTGTTTGTTTGCTACTTCTTGTCTCTTTAAAAAGGCTTCTCTTGCTCTAACTTGGTTATTTTGAACTTTTTGTTCTTCGTGACCTAATAGAGTATTTTGTGATTCTGTATCAATAAGTAAGAACTCATTGTTGAATTTACAGTTTTGCCATATGATACCATCCTTACCTATACGAGATTTAAGTAAAGTTAAAGTTGCTAAGTTGTGTTCTTTTTGTTCTAATGTTTTACCAATAGATAATATAACGTGAGCAATTTGTGCCTTCTTGATTGAACCTCCCATTTGGTCTCCTGTTACAACTTCAGATGAAATTGATTCACGATTACCTTGAGTTGCTGTCCATATTGCCATATCAAACTCACCTGTCATTGCTTCTAAACTTCTCATTACCGAACCCTCACCTTTCCATTCTTCTCCGTTTGTTGATTTATCTGAAGATACACAATCAATATAATCAATAATTAATAAATCAATTTTGAATCCATCTGAATTCAGTTTTCTAACTTTAGATTTGATATCGGCTATTGTAACATTATCACTAGCTAATTTTAATAATCTTAAATTACCTTTTGATTTTTCTTGTACTTCCTCAACCTTTTTCTTAACTATGTCCTTAAATTCTGGTTGTTCGTCCGCAGTAATGTCAGTCCAAATTGTATAGTGTTTTCTCTTAATGTTACCCGGATTATCTTCAAAAAATATTTGAAGTACGTTAAAGTCTAAATTATATGCTGTATTGGCAAATTTAGTTAATAATGTGGTTTTACCAGTACCAGTTGGTGCAAGAACTACTCCTAATTCACCTCTACCTAATCCACCCTTAAGAACTTTATCAACTCCAACAATTCCAGTTGCAATTGGTAGACGATAGTCGCTTTCTAACGCCTCATCAATATTATGAAATACGTCAGTTGCATCATCATTACTGATACCAACTTGTAATGCCTTTTGAATGATTTGTTCAATTTTACTATAAGATTCGAACTCACCGCTTTCAATAATACTTTGTACACTTTTAAGTTCTCTTTTTAAATTTTGTTGTTTACAAAAATTAAGTGCCGTGTCTTTAATATATTCAGTTTGACCCTCTCCTTCACTTATAGCCGTTAATGTGTCTAAATGTACTTTAGAAGAATCACGGTTACCTCCTTCAGCCATGATTTTTTGTGCTAACGTATCGTAATTAGGTATTTTACTATATATTTTGTACAATTCCTTTGTGTTCTCCATAATAAATCTAAATGAATTATTATCAAAAAACTTAGCTTCAATTACATCAATAATCGTTTCTCCGTACTTCTTATCCTCAATTATTGCCTTTATTAGTGATTGTTGAAATGTAAATCCCAAATACCCAAAATTCCTTTCTTCCATGTTATGTTTTATTATATATTAAAAATTATAGTTCGTAATGTAGATATGTTGTTTCCAATTCTTCAGATGATAAAATGTCAGTTAAGTCTGACAAAATACGCTTAAGTTTTGGACGAATATCAACCGTATACCTAACCTTTGGATGGTAATAATATGCGGGGAATATCCTTTGAATAAATACATCGTCATTCAACTTAATGACTAATAAAAAATGTTCTCTGTCCTTCTCCGGAGCATCTTCCACATAGTCCGAAGATAGGAAATAATTTTGATTTTCACACAAATAATCGGAACTTTTTATTTTTAAATCCTCCGCAATATCTTCACAAATATTTCTTATATAATAATGTAAATCCATAGAACGGCGGGATTGTTCTACATGATCCTTAACATTGAAGAATCGTTGACAGATTATGTTTCCTTCTAATGTTAAAAGAAACTCAAATTTTGTGATGTCAAGTTGTTGGTTACTCATAGATTTTTACTTTAATTGTTTTTTTTTTATTTTTTTCTTTTGTTGTTAATCGAAGAAATGGGTTTATAAATTTAATCCACGAATCGTCAGATTTTGATAATAGATTGAATATTCCATCGTCCCTCATCATTCTCATAGCATTTTTATATGACCTACCTTCTTGGTCTAAATTTTCATTTATTAGTAAATTTATATTTTCTTTAGCCTCATCAGTTAAAAAAGGTTCTTCCAAACTTACGATACGATTGTTAATATCGAAAAATTCCTCACCTAATACTCCGTGTTTGGTAACACCTGTTAGTAAATTTGCAATAAGTTTGTTGTGTTTGTCTTGTTGAAAGATTTCCTCACATTTGTTTTTAACTCGTTCAACAGAAATTTGTTGTGTTTTTAGTTCAGGGAAAACTGATAAAAATCTTTTTACTCCCATTCCTCTTATACCGGCAATGTTGTCTGAAGAATCACCACACATCATCTTAACCAATTTAACATTTTCGATTAAAATTTCTTCATGGTTGTATAGAATAGTATCGTTTTTTTTGTAAAGTTTTCCGTGTGAGGGATTGTAAATTTGTGTGGTTTCTGAAACGAGTTGAGTTAAATCTCCGTCTGAAGAATAAATTATTTTATTTTCGTCAGGTGAATTTTGAGTATAGTAAGCGATGTTGTCATCAGTCTCACAATACTCATATTCTCCCTGTCTTACAAATAACTCCTCGAGATATTGTTTTACTCTATCTCTTTGGTAGTTATAGGAATTTAATTCTTCTTCACTTCTAATTCTTTGTCTTCTATTTTCCTTGTAATGGATATAGATTTTCTTTCTGGTTTGTGAACCTTCCAATCCATCCCAAAATACCACTATTTTATCTAAATGATATGTTTCAAATGATTTTCTAAGAGTATTGAGAAAATGATAAATTCCTCCAATATGTGCTCCTTTATGAAAGGCGTTCTTAACACCATAAAAACCAATCGTGAGTAAATTGTCTCCATCAACAAGTAATACCGACATTTAAAATTAATTATAGATCACTCTCTTCTGTTACAACTTCTACGTCCGTAATGTCTGTAACATTAACACCTAACATCTTACTGATGTAATCACCACTTTCTTTTTTGTACTCTTCAAGAGATTTTTTTTCTTCTCCTTCCTCTCGTCCAGCCATAAATCCGTGTGATGTAACCAAGATACGTCCGTCTTCATATCCTAAACCATTGATGTGGTTTTTCATGATAGAGATTTTTGTTCTTGTTGCTATTTTTACTTTTCTCTTATCTTTAGTGATAGAGATTTTAGTCGTTCCTGCACCTTTTTGATTACCAAATAAGAATACGATACTTGAGTTTAACCAAATGGCTTCACCACCTTTTGCTTTAATCTTCGGTTGTCCGAAAGGATTATCAGGTAATTCTACCCAAGGTTGGTTAACAATGATTAATGTGTTCGTATAAGACTTATCTGTTCTTCTTGAACCTGAGATACGTTGGTTGATACCCATTCCAATTTTGTCAGCTAAAACTGATGCATTGTGTTGTTTACCACCTTTACCATCGTAAGTCATTTTACATGGAACCGAACCTACTGAATCCCATAAGATTAATAAATCGTGAGGTAAATCTCCTTTCTCTTGTGCATCCAATAATTCATTGATATAATCTGTGATTTGTTCAATGTACTC